CAGCCACACCAACAATAGTCGGTACACCAGCAGTTAAAGCACTTCCAGTAGGCCGGAATTCAACTACATCTCCCGCAGCTGCAGGTATAAAGGTAACTAACAAAGTCACAATTATATTCGGAAGCGTAGTAGTTGGAATAGCGGCAGCTAAACTAACAGCAGTAAATGTAGTTGCGTCACCGCCAGACAATACTGATATTGGAGGTTGCAGCAAATATTCTAAAGCACCACCTAGATTCTGAGGCTTATGAGTTGCATATACGAAATGCGCAGCGCCATCAGTCTCAATGAATCCAATCAAGCGATAAGAATCATACCCAAAAGGCAACAAGGGGAAAGCATTCCCAGTTTGAGACATCACAGTAGCAACTTGATTGTATCCGCGTGAATCACCGATAACATAAACTGCATATTGAGTGGTCGCGCCCAACACCCCAGTATCTAGTCCGTTCACACCATTAACAGCGGAGTTTAAGAAAAGACCAGGAATATAACCATTAAACAAAGTAGCCGGAAATACATTGCCCTGTAAATTAGGATAACCAATTGGCATATCGATGACATCTTGTGAATCCCGACACTGCCCAGGCGCAATACCCAAAACAGTCGTGGAGGCAATAGATATATTCATTCCAGCGATATATAAATGAGCTAAGCCATATATAGGGTCGTTCTGAATAGCTGACATAATGAGTTCCTTACTTAGTTAGGTGACTATTTTTATGAAGCTCGCGATGATGGTGTCTGCATAACCATATTATATCTAATGGCTTTGAATAATCATCATGATGCGCTTCAATATTTTCATTTGTTCCGCAAACCTTACATGGTTCCTTAATTAAAACGCCACTTTTAATGCAGTTTCTCGTAAAAAGCCTGACATCCACTTTAAAGGTTCGTTCCCTAAATTCTGGATTTTGCCTCTGTTTATCCCTGTACTTTCGATAACAATCTACGCATTGGTATGTACTATAACTTGCAAATTCATTCCCGCATCTACATTTACCTGTTCGATGCCTTTCTGTTCTGCCAGTTCTTAACATCCAATCCTTATTTTGTTGTGCTTTACAGGCATGGCAATATCCAACCTTAGGATTCTCTTTTACTCCACCACATTTGTAGCAGTTCGCAGCTCTTCTGCCAGAACCAAGTGGTTGAAGTCCTTTTTCAGCACGCTTCTCTGCTCTAAGTTCTTTCGATCTTGCCTTTCGGCACTTAGTGCATCTCCACACACCTTCTTTGTCAATCTTATCTTTTTGTTCACCACATTTAGGACAAGTCATTACAACTGGCATTCTAATTCCTTCAAGACTAAAGGGATATTATCCTCTAATCTTGAAGTTGGATCAACATTTATCCCTGAGAAAGAGGGATCATATATCGCATTGTATATTCTGGAACCATTACCGAACCATGGACTTCATCATAAATCATACCGGTCTGATTTTGCCCGAATACAGAACCATACGTGAGACGTAAGCTACAAGCTGTGTCTTCATCATATTCATTCGCTGTATCATATGGTGATTGTTCAGGCAACGCAGGCATTGCTAAATAGAATGCTTCACCACCCAAAATACCACCGCAACGATGTGATGGGAATGTTAACAACTGCATGCCAGCCGCAATTGGATTATTCAGGTTAATGCTATTGCCACCAGCCCAATTTAGCGCAGGAAGAATAGTCAAAGTCACAAGACCCGCAGCATTAGCAGCAGAATTGGCAGTAACACGGAACTGAACAGGATTGGCTGATGGAAAATGGCCAGTAAATGTCAAATAACGCATATTAGGTTGACCTGTAACACCATCTGCAAACTGGAACATATCTGCAGAAAACACAGCATTCGCATCACTTGCTGTAGCACCTGAAACAGTGATTTGTGTCACGTTCTGACCGGTAGGGTCATTAGTAGAAACAACAGTCAATGTTTGTCCCAAAACACCAGTATTACCTGATACATGAATGGGCATTAAGTTTGACTGATAATATTCAACCTTAGGTGTGCCAAAATCACCAATTTCCCATGACATTGCAATATCATCATTTCGATGAGGAACGAATTGATTTAATCCATTACCAACAATCGCAGGAACAACAGTATCTGGCAGATAAACCTTAATGCCCTCAGCCACAGAGCCATAGTTCTTGAAGAACATGATTGCTTGAGCTAATTGTTGATAGGAAGTTAGAGCAGTAGAACCATTACCAAAGAAGCGATAAGGACCTGAATAAGTATTTAAAGTATTGTCTACTTGACTCTTAACAGCAGAAGCCCAGTTCAATGCAACATTGCCTTCAACCTGCGTAGCCAATTCAGCAATGAAAGACTTACCAAACACACGCATGTAGTCCTCTTCACCCTTTTCTAAGTTGAAGATACGTTGTTGTGAAGTCACTGCGAATGAACTGTTGTTTGATTGGTCAGCAACAAGCTGCAATACACGTTGGTCGGCAGGCTGAAATGCAGCAACCAAACCAGCCACAGTAGTAGCACGTGGAGGCAAATCAAAGGTTACTGTAGAGCCAAGGTTAGCTTGAACTTTATCAAAATCTTTGAATTTAGTATTAGCTGTGCTGATGTGACAACACAAGTTTTGTAACAATGCCAAACCAGAACGTTGGTATGTTTGGACTTGTTGCAAAATATTCGTAGGGAAAACCGCCATGATATAAACTCCTGACTATTAAGTAATAGTAAGGATTCAGGGCAATTATCCGCGGTATTTAGCCTTCAAATCCCGCATTGACATGGTGTTGCCTGCTGAATCCGTCCCAACAGTAGAAGGTCGTTGTTGACTCAAAGGCGAATTAGGAATGCGTGTTTTACCGGCGTTTGCATTTGCTTTAAGAGAACCCGCCAATCGCTTAGCTTCCTCTATTGCGTCTTCAGAAGACATTAAAGCCAATTGCTCAAGTTGTGCTAATTTTCCTCGATTACGACCGAGTTCATATAGCAACTCATCCGCATTATCGACGTGCTCTGATAATAACTGAACCACGTTTGGAAAACGTGCAAGCTTGATAGAGCCGGTTACTTGCTCAAAGTCTTCGTACTTATCTTTACCAGATTCCACTTTATCCCAGAAGTTTTTGACAATCCGCTGAGCATTATCTTGCTCATATTTGGATTGTGATTCCGCTTGCCACGCTTCACGTTGCTTTTGGATCTCTTCTGCCGCAACTCGCTTAACTTCAGCCGCGGATAAGTGCTCTATAGAAGGTTGAGCGCTGTACTTTTGTTCAGCATATTGTGGCTGATTGGCCTGTAGTCGCCTATAGTCCTCAACCGCATCATGCTTCACACGCTTAACTATCTCATTCACTTCGGATTGCTTAAGTGTGCGCTCAACTGGTTCTGCTGGCGCGACTACTGCTGGTGCCGATTCATTACTTACACTTTGACCTAATACCTCTTCCATCTCACATCCTTCGGTTATTGAAATCCCCACCACGGTGAATGCCCCAAATCATAGCATGGGTCTCTAGACTATTTCGCCGTCACGCTAATGCCTCGCTATATGTCACGAGTCTACATTTTTACAAGTACAGTACTATCTTGATAATCTTAACATAAATTTGTGCCCAAGCAAGCAGTTATGGGCACTATTGTTTTAAAATACTACTATAGTGACAAATATAGTTATTAGAACACTGTATAGCCAATTACGATAGTTCCATTCAAAGCTGTGGCAGCTGTCAAATTAGTAATAGTTAATGTTGCAGTGCCAGCACCCGGAACTACTTTATAATTGAAATCGGCAGTTGTATTTGTTCCACCTTGGGTTGTTAAACCAATAACAGATGTAGTCGTAATAAAACTATCTGTCCAGGTAATAACATAAGTAGCACCACCAGCCGTAGTTAATACAGAGGTCGTGATCGCACCCGCAACGCCATTCGCAGTAACTGCGTTTGCAGCTTCAGTTCCATTAACTTTGGCAAGTACAATACTGCTTCCAGCCGCCATTGTTTGTGGGCCTGCATTTAATAGGAAATTAGCAGTTGCAGCACCTGGGTCGGGAATACTAATAACCGATGCCTGTCCCATAGCAGCATTACTAATAGTCGTTGTGGTATTTCCGGTATTAGCAACACCTGCCACAACCAGCGAACCTCGAGCAGCGGTTGCCGGAAAACTAATTAATGTCCCCGCAACACCAGAAGCGCCTGCTTGCACAGAACCATTATTAATAGCAGTGCCTGTTAAATTACCCAATTGACCTGAAGTATTTGTCGAAACAACTAGATGATTCAAAATTGTTGGTAATGTTACACCGCCTGTTAAATCAGCCAATGCCAATGTAATTGTGCCGGTTCCATCAATGGATACTGTAAATAAACCGTAAGTTCCTGCGGTGGTTTGCAGATTATAAGCGTAAAGAACTTGTAAAATGTCGGTGTTAGCAAGTGGATTACTTTCAAGACTAACTTGATTCAGATAGCCAGAAGTTGTAATAGTTGCAAGTGAATCACCTGTGACCATGAACTTTTGATTAGGTAGAACGCCAACCATGCCTGGGACCTGCATGGGCAACTGGTATATTAATGACATGATTGTATATTCCTTATTTAATTAAGCTTTGCGTGGAGTCAAAGAAGCGCCAGTACGTTTGAAACCAGCATCGCTTCTATGAGCATGTTTCATGCAGCCTTGATGGCCTTCATGGTCAGCTGCCATTCTTTCGCTTTTGCGCTGAAGAACCCGACTAATGCCTTCTTGATGACTGTCTTTAACGCGGCGATTGTCTTGCATTCTATCTTTCATTTTGTTCTCCTAGTTATTTTTTCTTCATTTTACCGAGCGTTTCAGCGAGAACAGCACGCTTGCGCTCTAAGGGGTTCTTGCTATGTTCAGCTTTTTTAATCTTGGTCTTCCCTATTTTTTTACCAAGAGGCACATGTAACTCTTTATGTAATGCGCCTTTCTTCATATGCATCTTTTGTATGAATTTCTCAGCCATTACTTTCTCCTAGTGTCACCTCTATCGCCATGCTTATCGACACCTTTAGGGTCGGGACTACCAGCCTTAGGGCTTCGAGTGCCATATTTCGTAGGCTTAACCGGCTTACGGCGAGTCTTATTAGTATCATAAGCAACCGTTTTCACGCTCTTTTTTGTAGACGCCATAGCCTTTTTTGTTACTTCTTGCTCTCTCTTATCATATGGCAATGGCTTATTCTTATTTTCAAAATCTTTTTTTATTATTTTCTTGATGAGCTTTTTGTCCTGCTTCTCATCTTTATGCACGGGCTTTTTAACTTTTGCTTTCATCGCTAGGTATCCTCTTCAAAGAAACATTCTTCTGGGCTCTTATCATTGTATTATCTACCGTCCAACATTCCAAACTTTCATCGATAAAACACACCCAATAAATATGATGCTCTTGAGAGTAATCAATCATTGCCATCGCATAACCATCACCTTTACCAATGACAGTCACTGGGATGGGAGGATTTAATTGCAATATACTCATTTTTTCTTTTTCTTTAGTTTAGACTTTCCTGCTTCTTTCATTGCAATCGCTATTGCTTGGTTTGCAGGGCGCCCTGAATTTTCGAGCTCAGCAATGTTCTTTGACACGGCTTGTTTAGAGCGGCCCTTTACTAATGGCATTATGATTTCCCCTTATCTGTAAATACGTGCTGATAAAATCCACGACGTTCACTAGCACTTGCACCATCTAACTCACGCCTAACACGTACCTCAAGTTGTTTACTATCTATCTTATAGACGCGCTTCAATTCAGATTGCGGCACGTTTACCAAATCAAGATAAGTTGGCTTACCCATCAGTCTAACTCCTTTTTCAAGGCAACTTGTTGCTCTCTATCTAATTGGATATATGCAAAACCATCATCATCTACGACAAATGGAATCACACCAACACCAGGGATGCTCATTGCTGGATGCGGTTCTTGTTTCTCATTCGTAATACTACCTAATTCAAATATCATTCTTTAGTTTCCTTTATTTTCTTGGTTTCTTGTTGTGTCTTTTTAATTTCATGAATGAGATTAAGCCTGTCATGATGGTGCCGATGGTCCATATCAATGCGCTTTATTTTAAGATCGGCATCAGTCTTATGACGCTCCGTCATCGCCTTAACCAATCCCACACTCGCTGATGTCTCATTCATCTTTAGCTGACCTGCAGCCTTTTCTTTTTCAGCTTCAATCTTTAGCATATCGACCATAAATTGCTTCTTATCTTTCTCTTTCTCATGCTCTAATTTCTGCATATCAACTTGCATCTTCATCATCGCAGGATTTTGTTGCGCTTCTTGTTGCTGCTGCTGCATAGCCTGTTGCTTCATCTTCTCTTGTTCTTTAGTCCATTCAGCTACCATTGATTTAAGCTGCTCAACGCCCTTTCCTTCAATATTATCAAGCAGGAATGTCAGCCCTTTTTCTCCCATAAATTGCGCGAACGTTGGGTTCATAGACTGTAGCGCACCAACCATTTGTATGGTACGTGATTTCTGAATCTGGAAGCTAGCGCCCGCTTTAACCACGATATTTAATGCATTCGTATCAAAATCAAATGGCATTCCATCCTCTTGATTAATCTTAACGAATTGGCGTTTACCCTCTTCATCCATTACAGGAATAGTTCGGGGAGTAGTATAATATTTAGGCAATAAATCCACATATATTTGAGCGGCTCGCTGCAATCCTTGCATGAATCCAACTACATAAGGCATCGCGGCAGAATTAGATTGCGTAGCGCCCTCAACAATGGCTACACCAGATAACTGATTATCATTAATTCCCAATGAAGCATCATAAGAACCCAGTATTTGCTCCATAAGTGAATCAGCACCTGTAAACGCTTGCACAATTTCAGGAGGCGCCGGCACACGTTGAACTTCACGGATTGGATTGCTAATAGGCAATTCTGGATTTGATTCATGGACACTGTTAAATACATAATTGCTAGCCTTCTGAACATCGGTATAAGCCGCTAACCATTGTTCTTCTTTTGGCAATGCTTCCTTCGCTATCATTACTTTATGTTGGACTGTGTTTTCAATCTCATTTGCCAGCGCAATGCCCGCAAAGTTCTTCAAGCGTTGAGCGCCTTTTGCATGAAATACATAGGGCAAGCATACTTGGCGAATATTGCCATTTTTATGATTTTTAACGAGGGTACTAGAGCCATCAACGAACACCAGAGGTAGCATTGAATAATCTGTTTCTTCGTACTCTATAACCTGATTTTCAACCAACCGATACCGAACAATAGTATCAATTAATGTCTTACGTTCATTAGTAATGACAGGGGGCACTGTAAAATCATCGGTCCACTCTTTGACCATTTTATTATATTCGGTTTTCGTCATGACCTTGCCGTCACGCGTCTGTACTATCGTCTTTTCTTTCTTAACTTTCTCGTAATAATCGGCAACTAATACTATCTGGGTATTATCATTTATATAAGACCAATTAAATCCCGCAAAATCACGCGAAAAGCTGATGGTTTCGATGGATATATCCGGATATTCTTCGATGAATTCATCTTTAGATTTAGGGAAGAGTTCGGCACAGAATGTGCCATCACCTTTGTGACTGAACTTAGCGAGCTTATCGAAAACTGCTAATGTAGGTTCGGCTCTTTCGATTTTAATCACAGGGTCCAGGCTCATAGAATTAGCATAATCGGGATAGAGTTTAAAGCAGCTAAAGCCGCCTATGAGTAAATCCTTATAAACTTGATATCTTGTATGGTGATTATCAATATCTAATAGTGTGTGGCGTAGATGTTGCTCCACGACTTTCATAGTTAACCAATCGGCTTTTTCTTCATCGTCGGCGGTCACCATTATATCTGGTTCTTGTTTGCTGAATTCGCCGAGTAGGCGTGCGACGCGACTAGCTAAGGTATTAAATTCTAATTGAGGTCTGTTTAGTGTTTGTAATAGGGTAATGTCATCGGGAGTTAGATTGGATTCGCACACAAAACGTACGAATTCATTAAAGCGATCGTAATTTTCTCTAAAATATTCATATGAGTTTTTAATACGCTTTTTAATGCGCGCAAGTTGTTCTTGTTTTTCGGGTGCAACTGGCTTCACATTAGAGTCCTTACGTGAATTATTGCTTATAGGCAGCCTGCCTTAATCTATCTAGCTTATTATGCCCCGCCGTCGACATTTGCGCCAGTGCATTATAATCTGTTTTTGCGCTATTTGCATGTAGAAGTGTCTTGTCGATAAGTGCAATTTTGACACCATCTGCAAAAGTATCGGCTATATCGTCCCTTCTATGCGATTCATTGGCAGTGATTTTACTCATGTGATTAATGCACATTTCAACATGTCGAGCACCATGAGTAAAGCTTACTAGGCGTGCTGCGACATAAGGCTGGCATGCTAAGAATCGTTTGGTTTTGTTTCCGCTAGCTGCATTACGCGGAATATCACGTATTTGCATGCCTCTAAATTCCTTTAGCGTAGATAAAAGAGTGACTCCTGTGCTTTTCTTTTCGCCAGCAAACAATAAAGGGGGGCTTTTATGTCGTAAGCATTCCGCATAGAAATCAACAAATGTTGATTCTAGATCTTTAGGCTCGACGAATACTTCAATGCAGTCTATCCAATGCAATCCATATTCACCTATTTTACGCCCCATAGATTCAATCTCATAAACACCAAAGAAGCTAAATACAGTCGCATCATTATATGTTTTATCTGTCTCAGCGGTATCACCCGTCATGAATGTGGCTATCATTACGGGATCATAATCTAATTCTACAAACCAATCTTTCTTAAAGACCGCCCCCCCAGCTGGTTGAGGGTCTTGCTGAAATTGTGAAGCAAATAGATATATGTCCCGTTCTTGCCGGATGCGCAACATCTCCAAAGGAAAAGCCTCGGGATAAAGAGCATTTCCAGCATCATCAATAGCTTTTAATATAACTCTATTCCAGTGATGTCCATCTTCACCCGCTAATAAATAGGCCGCTAAATCAGCTTCATGTAATCGTTGTCCAATAAATATAGTAGGAACATTTATGCCTCTCGACCGTTGCTGAATGGTTTCACGGTAATTATTATTTACCTTTTCTCGCATTGTGTCCGAATGCGCATCATCCGGCTTCAATGCATCATCTATGATAGTAGCTCCAGAAAACCTATCTAATCCCGGAAGACCACTGTCCCGCCCTGTTATTGCGCCACCCGAACCAAAAGCAGCAACTTGACCGCCAGCTGTAGTTTGAAAAAAATCTTTTGCTTTAGAATCTGAGCGCAGATAAACGGAGAATAATTCTTGATATTCTTTTAGCATCATAATTCGGCGAATAGTATCTGTATGCGATGCGGCCAATGTTTGAGAATAAGAAATATATAGAAATCTAGAGTCTGGATATTTTGCCAAACACCATGCTATCCACATCGACAAAAGAGTGCTTTTACCATGGCCCGGAGGAACGTTTATGATCAATTTATTTGTTTCTAGCTTAGATACTTTCATCAATTCACGACAAATAGTAACAATGTGATTCTCGCGCCCAGGAGGACTTGGAATTATAAAATCACGACCCGTTAAGATTGGATAAAATGTGCGCACGAATAGGAAGAATGAGGATTGAAGATCGGATATTAATTGGGCGTGCTCATCATCTGTCATTTGGAAAATACTTTAGCATATAAAACCTTGCCATTCATTATGAAGGGCTTTCCTATTTCTTTATGACCAACAAAAGTTATTTGATTCCAAAAATTTATAGGATGATTTCTGGAATCAACAAAAGATGATGAAAAATGCCAATGAATGGGCAGAATTAATTGGGCGTGTTCTTGATCGTTCATCTATAAGTCTTAAAATGCATGAATTCTCTCAATGCAGTTTCTAAAACAATAATCCTAGCAGATAATTCTGCATGCGAATCTTCAAACATTTTTCTTTGACGATTTAATGCGCGATTAATGACGCGAGTGGTTGCTGCGCTTAAATCAGGGCATAATTCTGCGATGTCTTTGTGATAATCACATGATGGATTATGCGTGCATATACAATCAGTCATCTAATCTCGCTAAAATAACATAATAGACGTAATTACCCAATTTGTGAGGCACTGGTATATGATTAAAATTGCTATTAATCATATCTTGGACTGTAGCAAGAGTCCCGTTTCTATCTTCACACACAGGAAAAGTCACATGAAATGAATCTAACATTTCACCTTCTAGTTCTAGTTCAATCATACATCACTTGTATTGGTCTTATTCAAATCTGCAACTAAATCACGTATTTTGGTGAGGGTGTCTGCGGGAGATTGTTCTTCATTCAATTTGGTCACGCCAAATATTTTAGGCGCCATTTTAGAGGCATGCCATTTGAGTATCTCATAATCAAGTTTAGCTTTACCAAGCATTCCCGCGTCTATTTTTTCGTTGCCTTCTTTGTCTTCAAATGTGGGTATTCTTTCAGCAATATCTAACATGGAATCCGCTAAAACAGCCGCCTGAGCCTTCCTCGCTTCTAAATATAAGTTCGAGAATTCTTTGTGCTCATACATCCAGCCATAGATAGTAGATTTGTGAGGGAATTGTTCATACATTTTCTCAAGTTTATTTAACCCACAGGCATGAGTGGCAATCATTTGACAGACAAAGTTAGCTAATTCGGGGGTATATGTAGTTGGTCTTCCAGCGGTCATCATGTCACCTACGCAGGTAACTTACTAAATTCATCGTCAAATATTCGCACAGCTTCATCTTTATCGCAAGCATGCAAATCCATTATCTTAGTCACAGCTTCTTTATATGACTTACTTCTCTTGTCGACTATAGGCTCTTTAGGCGCCAACGGCTTATCACTAATCTTACCAGTACCTTCACAGGCATTGCAGTCATCCATCATCATGCCGCCACCCATTACAGTACCTGAGCCTACACATCGATTACATCTAACTAAAGCCATAACAAACCTTACGCAACAGGTGGCACAGGAGCAGCAGGAGCAGCAGGAGCGGCGGGTGCTAATTTACCATTAACCCATACTCCTAACTGAGCGGCAAATGCCTCAATTTCACCTACTAAAGCGGCCTGTACTGCAGGTTCGTTTGCAAGATAAACCTCTTCTAAGGCTGGCACTAAATGACTTTCTAAAAATGATGATAACAAGCTCATAATTCAATCTCGTATTTGACTTTCAGGGTCTCAATATATTCACGCACTTTTGCTAAATATATTCTAATTGCATAAACTTCGTCCATATATCACCAATAAATACCCGCGCGATTTGAGCATATGAGGGAGCATAGAGGCTTGGCGGGTGTATAACTTAAAAGTTAACCCCATAAACTGTGGATAACTCTGTATATAACTATAAACATACTAAATATAACAAGCATCTTAACTTAAGATTAATAAAAACACAAATAGAGTGTTGACATGTTATGATATGTGAGTTATCATAGCGTCATTGAGTTAACAAACGAGGAATAAAAATGCCAGACTGCAAAGAAGACACAGACACATACGAAGGGTACACATTTCACACATGGTACGATGGCGAGCACGCAGGAACATGGCAATACCAAATCATGCTTAACGATCCCCAAAGACTATTTTGGACAGGTGAAGACAGTATTGAAAGCGACGAGTACTACGACAGCTATGAGCAAGCACACGAGGCCGCCTGTGAAGCCATAGACCGCATGATGGACGGCCCAGACGAGCCAGACTACGACGCACCAACAGCGAATGAAGTATATCTAAAAGCGCATGAAGACAGACGAAAGTTAAGAGGATATTAACCATGACCGCACTTATTTTTGTAATATTTTTTATAATCGGATTAATAGTATATTTAATAGCAAAGGCAGAATAATGAAACTCAAAGACGCAAAAGAACTAATAGACGAATGCAAAGACAAAGACGGCATGCTAGTCGAAGCGGAGCTAGAATCACTAATAGTATGGGCATATGACAAGGGATGGACAGAAGGGATCGAAGATTACCGCGAAGAAAAAGATCCAACAGAAGAACAAGAGTTTTATCGAACACGCTAGCAGATAACCCCGCCTAAGCGGGACCATAAACACCAATTACGCACCTGGAACCGGAGGAACAACAGGCACAACAGGCACAACAGGAGCCGCCGAAGTATCTAAAGCCGCCAACTGAGTTGCTACAGTTTGAGAATGTGCCTGAATAGCATCAAGAGATGCTTGGTCAGCTGGCGATATAACACCAGGAGCTGCTTGTAAAGTAACAATTTCAGCTTGCAAGGCTGCCACTTCAGTTTGGATGTCTGCGATTGAGGCATCCATTTGAGCATTATATGTAGCTTGTTGAGCTGCAAAATCACTGATTGCTGTCAAAATAGTTTCCCCTTGAGTAATTAAAAAGCAAAGTTTTTCTTCGATGCATCGGATATCGTCTTGTTTAAAATGAGAGAACATTGCAACAATACTCCTAGCAAATGTACATTAGTCACTCCCCACCATAACACATTCATCAAGACAAGGATTGTCATGTACAAAACCGGACAACGTACACATTTTGCAACCACATTGAACCCAATCGTTTATAAGACTCTAGACGAAGCCAAATATGACGCCGAAAAACTGCCCGACTCCAAATGCCAAGTAATCATCAAAGAATTTGGGCGAATAGGCTTTCTTTATAGAATAAGAACAATTGAAGGATATATTTGGGTGCATAGGTATTGACAGCATAGGCTAAATGTATTATCATAGTTGCATATTAACAAAGTGGAGAAGGAAATGAACAAATTAACATTATATGAAATATGTGGTGAAGACCATTCCATCTTCTCGAATCTAGAACAAGATAACGAAATAACCGTTGAAGTTTGGAATGAAACCCATGATGTTGTCTACAAAGAAAAAAGCAATCAGCATGCGTGGGATAGTTTAGTATGCTTCGCGAAGATGATTTTGGCTCAAGATAAGAAGATTCAGAAGGAGATAGAGAGTGAATAACGATACTTTGGATTTAATAATTAATCTTGAAAAAGAAAAGATTAGATTGGCTATTAACCTTTGGAATGAATATTTTAAAAAAGTAGAAGAACCATCTGAGATAAATAATGATGATAACGAGCCTTTGTATTTTGGCTTTCGGAGCTTTGGTGATGATTAACGACGAGAAACTAAAAACCCTACAAGAAATTGTAAGCCGGCAAGCCGAGGACTATGGGCTCTGGTTCTGTGCAAAATATACAAGCGAACAGTATCTGCAGAGGGCACTTAGGAAACTGCATAGTATGATTGAGGATTTAGAGAATGAATGACTTCACGAAAGAAGAACTGATCGAATTGCTCGATATATGTAAAGCTGCTTATGTTTATGGGGAAATAAACCCTCAAACACCTTCACGTGTGAAACAAAAAATTCAAACCATGATCAACAACTATTGCGAGCATGGCGGAAAAATAGGCAAAGATTATCCAGCTGAAAAATGCATGCAATGTGGGGTTATGTGGGAATGAATGACTTCACGAAAGAAGAGTTACAAATTATAGAGCTTGATATGAATCACAATATCCTTAAGGAAAAGATACTAAATGTAGCTTCTAGTTACATTGCTCTAAGAGACAAGGTTGAGTTAATGATCGACAACTATTGCGCTCATGAAGCATGCGGAGAACAAGAAATTTTTGTGGACATTTGTAATAAATGTAACGGGGTAATGGTGAGAAATGATTGACTTTGAGAAATTAAAGACAAAAATACACGAATGCTTGCAAGGATTAAATAAAAGTTGCGAGCACCCAATGTTTAGAAATAATGAAGATGTTCGCATGTCCTATAAAAACCAAGCGCATGCTTTGGAGTGGGTAATTAATCAAATAAAAATTCTTGAGGAATCTGATGATTTCCATCGTGGAGCACACAATGCCATCAAGAGCACATATAAAATCGGTCAAGAAGTTTGGTATTTAGATGATGCGAATGAAATATCCTCTGAAAAAATTGCAGAAATTGATGCCAATTCTAATGAAAAATATTTATTAGAGGACGAAAATTGGTGGCACTATGAAGATACGTTGTTCATTTCAAAATCAGCCTTGATACAAGCACAAATTAATCACTGGCAAAGCTTAGCGATTAACGAAATATGCTCCACGAATAGTGAGGATAAATGCAATCATATTCCAAATCTAAATATGTCTAATCCAGATGAATACACCCAAAGAACATTTGAATGCAAACGATGCGGAGAATTTTATAAATGACTGATTATGTATTTATAGATAATAATAATGGTCATTTTTGTGAGTATTATAATTTCAAAAGCAATGCTACAGCCGAGCAAATAAAAATAGCTACCCAAGAAATGAAGGAAAAAAAACCGGAATATCAAAGATGTGGAAGTAAAATTTATGATTTGGCTGAAAAATTACTTGAATTAGGTTTTATTATTAATCTTGAAGACAACCCAAGAAATCGACAATATATTGATCGGATTGCGATTCAATGTATATCAGGAAATTATTGACACCGGAGAGTTCTACAAATGAACATCGATGAAATAGAACCAAAACTTTTAGCCCTTGAAGAAAAAATAGGCGCAATAGATAATTTAGTGAATGCATTACGCAATATCATGTTTCCGATTAAGGAGAAAAAATGCCAGCATGTGTGGCAAGTAAACCCTATGGATATTAATTTAACGCCATTTTGCAGAAAATGTGGTCACAAAGGATATAGTGATGACTAAAAAAGGAAGCCCCATGAACAGTAAACTAAAATTATTTATAGTCGGCCTAATCTGGTTAATCATAGTATTTTGTGTAGACTATTATTTACATTAAAGGATGAACCATGCTAGTAATCACAAGGAATGTCGGCGAAGCTATCATCATAGATAATTGCATCAAAATAATGTATCTTGGAAAAGGCCATTATGATGAATGCAAGATTGGCATTTACGCCCCCAGTGAAATGATTATCCATCGTGAAGAGATACAAAAGCGGATTAATCGGATTAATGCCGCTGCACAGAAAGAGATAACTATACTGAACATATTACAAAGCGTATAGTTGCCAGGGAAGGCCCCTATTGGGCTCGTAGTCAAGTTTTAAATGCTAGCGCTACATAGCTATGCATAATAGCGTTAACGCAACACAGCGCCCTTTAGCCTCCACTTTTGGACGTTATCTTGCGAAGGCAGTCACTAGGCACCAATTTTGGTCAGCGACTTCGACTGGTGCCTAGTTCCTAATTCCCACCCAATAAACCTCTAAGCCAAATATTAGCACATCGACGCCCAACGTTCTGCGCCTGCACTTCGTTCTCAAATCCCTGCATCTCAGCTACCCAAACGCCAATATAACGCCTCAAAACGTCTGTGCGTTCGTTTAATGGCACTTTAAGCACGTATTTTCGCAAGTATGTTATATCCTCTTGCAATAATAAGCATCCTGATTGAGTTGCATAGTCAGTGAATTTCATGAGTACCAGAAACATTCCTTAAAGGTTTGCGACAATCGTCATCATCATTTTTTGTAAATTTAAGATCACTTCCTGACATAAGAACATTATCCTTATCAAACAAAGAACGATAATAAATATTTTTATCATCGCAAAACAACCTGAAATGTTCTCCCCCCACATACATTTTATTGCCATTATTGTTTAAAGCACAAAGTTCCCAGATAACATTATCGCCTTTTGGATGACCTAAAACGATCAATTTAACGGAATCATGTTTAATAATAGAAAATGCTTTTTCCATGGGAATATCCTCAAGCGTAACAAATGACAATTCATCCCCATGAACAGAACCAGGGTAATTTAAACCCGTGATAAGCATGCAAAACTCCGTCCAATCATCGGGCGCTCTTATAATTTCATCAAGCTCAATTATTAATGTAAAACCGTCGTCCTTTATTTCGGGCTTTATCTTTGAAAATTCTTCTACTAAAAATTGTTGTTTATTGTTCATCTTAAAACTCTTCTGCGTGATTATTAAGTATATCAATTAATTGGCCCTTAATTCTTCCGGCAACATCATACGTTTAAATGATTTTGATTTTTTTGGTTTCTCAATATCTTTTTGAATTTGTTTTTTAATGCGTAATAATCGTTCCTCTTCCTTTTGTTTGTTTTCTTTATAATTTTTATCCCCGGTCAATCTGGTTAAAATATTATTAAGACATTTTGGTGATGAAATTGAGCCCACTATATTTTTGGGAGCTGAGGAATTACGCATTTTCTCCTCAATAGCTTTCTGTTTTGCATCACCGATCTTTCTATTCTTTTCTCGTCGCCTGGATTTAATCCATTCTTCGTCACCTTCGAATCTTCCCGATTCTACAAGACTCTTAATGCCCGCGCGTCTTCGGTTGAGGATCATATCTCCCCTATTGCGAATGAGCCAATATGATGCAGCCAAGAAATCTTCTAGTCCTAAAATGTCATTGGTTACGAACGGATGAGCTGCATAGATGTCTGTTAGATAATCGGTACTAGATGCCTCGTCCCTGGTTAGCTGGGGTTTACCTTGGGGTTGGGGTTTAGGGTTTGAAAAATCATTAGTTACTACTACAAGTTCAGGGTGATTTTTTGAATCTTGGAGGACAGGTTGTGTAGTAGTAGTATTTCTTTTTATTTCTTTCTTATTTATGTCCGTCAGATTTGACGGGGGGGTACCGTCAGATTTGACGGGGGGTACCGTCAGATTTGACGGGGGGTATGATTCATTATTATTCAGGACCGTCAGATTTGACGGTGTAGTCGTATGATACAACAGGTTGTTATTTATTTGTTCATGCATCCAAGGATGATCATAGAACTCAAAATGATTAAGCCCTCCAGCCTGCGGATGGAAAGTACCTATTAATCCTGAATCTTTTAATTCTTTGATGTATCTCTCTATTGCGCTAATTGAAGTGCCGATTTCTAGACTAAGTTGAGGGCATGATCTAAATACTTTTCCATGTGCATTACTCCATTGGGCAAGTCGTCCATAAAGAATCTTTGCGCCATGTGAAAGTAACTTAATAGGGATTTGACTAAGCCAACATGAAATATAAAGAGCGGGAGAATTAGATTTAGGGTTGTATAATTTTTGTGACATGATAAAATCCTTATCGTTAGTAAAGCTTAATATTAGTAATACAAATCGTTAGTAATGCTTTTCGTTTCTTTTCTAACCGTCGTACAGGTTGTACCTCACCATGCTAGAACATGATGTGTGAGGGCGGGATTGCCCTCATTTTTTTATTTCAATTTTTCATAATAAATCTCTAGAATAGTTTGAATACTTTCATAAGCCATTTCAATTTCAGTTAAATCTTTAGCTATTATTCCATTATGAACTACACCAGCATAATTATGTAATTCTTCAATGCATTGGGATGAACTTGCAGAGTTTAATTTTTCTCTCAGGCGCTTTTCATTGCTCCTCATAAAAGCAGAATATATGAAGGGATCTTCTAATTTACTTTTCATTATTTTCCTTTTTTATAAATAACAATAACTGATTTCTGAGACTCTGGGCTCATAGCATTGGCTTTTATAGATGCTTGTTTATCATATTCTTGATCAGCTAATTCTTCCGGTGTAGGCTCAACCTTTATTGGCTCAACCTTTACGAGTTCTAAGTTAATGGATTCTTTTTTATTTATCTGATTCTGTGCTAAGGCCCTGCAAAACCAGACACATGCCTCTTGCATACGATAAATAGCTTGTTGTTTTTCTTCGCTGCTAGGACATTTCCTGCTCATATTTTCACAGAATCTTTCAAAACTTAGCTGAATGAAATGAATGTTTTTTGCGGATTTTTTGTTGATATCTAATTTTTGAAACAGTATCTTTTGTTCTTTCATCTTTATTCCAATAAAATTTATATGATAAGAATTCATCGAACACATCGAATTATTTATTATTTGGTTTTTATTTGTGATAATATAATAAACATATAACCTCCTTTTTAGGTTGTATCACCATGCAGGAATGCAAGATGGCCTGTTGATGCTATAACATCTTCAGGCCAATCACTTTACTAGAAAAATCAATGCTTTACTATACAGACCCCCTAAGTTTCAACTTGCCTTCGTACAACTCGGCAATTTCCTCAGAAAGCTTAAGGATTAACGTATCATCTATAATGTTTCCCTTGGACCAATTGAGGGAAACCCTGATTATGGATTTTAATAATTCTAGATCAGTCATCGTCCGACGCCTCCAAAACATCCAACAATCTCTCCCAAGCTTCTTTATCCATTTGATGTCCATAGTTATTCGTTTCAATGGCGTGATGAATATCCCGTATCATGACCTCTCGTGAACTCACAGTTAATTCTTGTCGGTTGGCGATAATAATATCTGAGACATCCTCTGTAATGTAGGTTTTGCGCCCTATAGCATAGCGTAGGGCGCACATCATAAGGGTATTGAGGTTAAGGCGGTTCATGATTCATCCCCTAAATGCGCCAAACTCGCTAGCAACTTACCACTTGTCATCTGCTCCAGCTTAATCTGCGTCTTAATGGGTATAAATCCCTTCTGCGACCAGTTCAAATAACATGAATGATGCATTCCTGTCTGCTTATGAAATGCATAACATGTACCGAAATGTTCTTTAACGTCTTCAATTAACATTATTTACCTCCATGGTCATTATAAAGTATAGACATGACAAGTCAATTAGCTTATTATGGTTGTTCGGCAATGAGCCGATGGACAACTGAGGAAGATGTAATGAATGATAACTTTATAAAAGCAGTTCAAGAAATGACAGATAATATTGTGATCCCAGAGTTGTGTGGTTTTGATATACCTGTTAGCCAGGATGATTTAGCTGAGGAGTATTTAGCCGAACTTCAAAAGATTAGTTATTGTATAGCGGATTTGAACAAAACCAAAGTAGAGCTTGAGAAACGTGTTAGCGCCTTGTTAGAGCATGGCGATAGCGGTCAAGCGACATATTATAAAGGTCGTTTCAAAGTCACTATTAACGGTGGTTATAACTATAACTTAAATAAAGAAGAATATGAAATCATTAAGGATCATATTCCTGCATGTTTCGATCCTGTACGCAAACGTATGGCTTATGATTTAAATAAAAGCGTATTAAGGGACATTGATAATTTTGGTGATGAAGCTGTTAAGGCGTTGATATTTGGAAGAGTGGTTGATAATGAGCTTGTAGGTGGCATGATTACGTCTTCACCAAAGAAAGTTAGTGTTAAGATTTCGCCGCGAGGTGGGAAATGAGTTATACAACATTGATTATAGGTGAATCAGGAAGTGGCAAATCAACTAGTTTACGCAATCTAGATCCAAAAACTACATATATTATCAATATTCTTGGAAAGCCTTTACCATTTAGGCGGTTCCAAGAGAAGTACAGCACTACAAATAAAAATTATTATGTAAGCGATGATTATAATAATTTATTGAGATGTATTGAAGGAGTGAATAATAAAAGACCTGATATTACGACGCTTATTATTGATGATTTTCAGTACCTTTTAGCTAATGAATTTATGAGGCGTTCTAGCGAGAAAGGTTATGAACGGTTTACTGATATTGGTAAGCATGCTTGGGATGTTATCAAGAGTTTAACGGAAACTAGAAATGATTTGTTTTGTTTTGTGCTTTCTCATAGTGACCAAGATAATAATGGACGAATGAAGTGTAAAACTATTGGTAAGATGTTGGATGATAAAATAACTCTGGAAGGTATGTTTACGACTGTATTTCATTGTCTAGTTATTGAAGGAGAATATAAATTTCTAAATCAACATGATGGCATTCATTTGGCTAAGAGTCCTATGGGAATGTTCGATGAAAAATATATTGAGAATGATTTGAAGATGGTTATTGAGTATATGAATGATTATTTTAATGGAGAAGATGAATGAATGAAATAACAATTAATGGTGAAATTTATATCAAAAAAGAATCTTCTGATTCCATGGTGTATGTGATCGTGAGAACACATTCAGCTGGCTGTTTTGCAGGATATTTAGATTCGTATGGCGAAAATGGATCGGAAATAAATCTAGTCAATGCTAGACGTCTTTGGTACTGGGACGGTGCATCATCATTAAGCCAATTAGCAATGGAAGGTGTTACAAAACCAGAGAATTGTAAATTCCCATGCGAAGTAGATAAGATTAAATTAATGGGTGTTATTGAAGTAATAAGCGCTACAGAAAAAGCTAGGAAATGCCTGGCTAAGGTTCCTGTATGGCAGCAATAAAAAAAATTCACCATTACGGCCACGGCCACTGCCACGGCGATGGTTACGGCGATGGTTACGGTGACGGTGACGGTTCTGGTTCCGGTTCTGGTTCCGGTGACGGTTCTGGTTCCGGTTCTGGTTCCGGTGATGGTGACGGCGACGGTAATGGAAACGGTTACGTTTACGGTTCCGGTTACGGTTACGGTGACGTTTACGGTTCCGGTGCCGGTTATGGTGACGGTAACGGTTATGGTGACGGTTCCGGTTTCGGTTCCGGTGACGGTTATGGTGAGGATGACGCCTATGGTTAATTTGAAATCATCAGAAGAATAGGAAAATACATGACAAATTTTATAAAAATATATACTCCTAAAAACACCACTGATTTTCAAAAAGGCATCATTCTTTTAGATGAAGCAGTATATAGATTTGGGCTTTCAGATGACGAACACGGGGACACATTGCATAGGATTATTGCTGCCATTGTTAGAGAATTTGATGGTTGTGAAGATGATGATATTGATGAAGATGATGAGGATATAAAGTGATTAACATAAAGAATTTTAGGCTTGGAGATGATAAAGAGTTTTTTCATTTTTTCACAAAAGTAGATGGATTGATTTTTTCCAACAAGCTTTCTGAAGAAGGCTTTTATAACATCAAAATAATTGGAGAACAAAAAGACGCGTTTGCAGATTTTCTAACCTTTGAAGATGCCGAAAGATTTTATAATGATTTAATATTATTAATTCTTATACAAAATACACACCCTGGAATCTTGTCTATTGATATCGCTGAATATGGCCACAACGAAGCCAGACAAAATAAAATAAATTCAATATTAAACAAGGAATAATTATGTCATTTTACGGAACGGCTACTGGAAATCCTGAATTAGCTTTCATGCCTGAATTTTCAATCATTCCTAATGGAACTACTTCATTAGCAAGAATCAAGAAATTTGAAATAGTATCAAAAGAAAATCAATATACTGGCATGCAAAAATTCATGCAAATTACCTGGGAAATATGCAGTGACCAATTTAAAGGCCAGCATGTTACGCAGAAAATTAAGGTATTCGATGGCAAGCCTGCACAGATAGAACGCAATCAAGAAATGCTTATGCTGGTTATGAAATTATGTAATTTTCATCCTGCACATGATAACGAACCCACTAATCAAGAATTAATGGCTATGAATGGCAAAATATGTGGAATTAAGATTCGTGAGTGGTCGATGCCAAAGCAAGATGGTTCAGGAATGATGGAAGGTAATTTCGTAGGTGAAGTTCATCCTGCAGCTGGATTTGAGCTAGTTACTGGCGTTAAAGAGGAGCATGTGCATTCTCGACCTACTGATAGTGCTTTGAATCGGAATGCGAGTAGCAAGACTGATAGTCTGGGTGATGATTCCGATATACCATTTTAATTGGACAAAAAATGATAAAAGATATGCTTTATGGAATGAAATCGACAAGCAATAAAAATAGACCAATTTCCCCTCGAAATCAACGCCGCTTAGCCTCCAAAGCCGAGGCCAGAGCGGCTGGGGAAAAAGTTATGAATAAATATGCAGTTGCGATTAAGAATTTGGATGAAAAATGAATTTAAATATAAGCGAAGATATAAAAATAGCATTAAAATATTATATAGAAAACGATTTGAATCCTGGCTCTTATCTTATGGCTATTATCAATAATGATTTAAGAGGGGCTATTAACAATGCTCATACTTTGGAGCTTCCTCATATTTTAGATACTATTTTCTATGTTGATTTGAAAATGAGGAAAAAATGAACAGCGAAGAATTAGAATTAATTTACAACTATTTACATGATAATTATGAGTATAAAGATGGTGATTTGTTTCATAAATTTGATTTATTAAATAAATCAAAACTAAAAGGAGATAAACTTGGTAGTTTTTTTTCAAATACATCACGACCATACATGGCAACTTCACTTCGTATAAATAAAAAAAAATATTGCCTAAAGCTGATAAAGTTTATTTATATCTATCATCACAAATACTTGCCTTCTAGACTTTATCAAATTGATGGCAATCCAATGAATACTAGAATTGAGAATTTAGAGGCGTCAACTCAAACTATTATTCAACATAAGTCTAATTCGTATAAAAATTTTAATGCGCCTAAGGTTATTAATAAAGATGGAACAGAAGGCTATTCAGTGCGCACACACTATTTAGGAAAAATTTTAGATTTAGGTACATATCGAACAGCACAGATAGCAAAGGAGGTATATAAAGAAGCTAAAGATTTAATTCTAAATTCTGACTTAAATTGTGAGGAAATTAAGAAAAAAATAGCTATTATGTTTCCTGAATCTTCATTAAATATCATTTCTAAGCATGGTTTTAAAGGGGTATCAAAATCGCATAATAAATATCTTGCTAATATTCGCATTCCTGGAAAGAGAATTTATTTGGGAAGCTTTGATACCGCTAAGGAAGCCTCGAAAGCTTATTTAGCCGCTGAAAAATTATATAAAAAATCATGAAAACCTTGCGCCCCTACCAACAAATAATAGTCGACGATATCCTAAGGGAACTAAAATCTTCTTCAGATCCCATTCTCATCGACGCATCAGTAGGCTCTGGAAAATCCTTAATCCTTGCCAGTGTTCTCCTTGTGCTCGAGCGTGCAGGCTTCCGCGCGTTGTGCTTGACGCTCAATAGCACCTTGATAGATCAGAATGCCAACACGTACAAATTGCAAGGCGGAAATCCAGGCATTTACTGTGCCTCCCTTAACGCCAAGAATTTCGAAGAAATGGTAATATTCGCTTCCCCACACTCCGTTTGCAAAGATATCAATAAAAAGGGCAATATCAGTAATCAACCATTTCGCTTGATAATTGTGGATGAATGCCATCAAATTAATTTTCATAATCCTGCCTCCATGTATATGCGAATAATCAATCATTATTCCATGTTAGCTCAATTGGAAGATTATAGTTTTCGTATTATAGGATTGAGCGGTACATGCTATCGAGATAAAGCCCAATCTATAGTAGGTCCTGAGTTATTATTTAAATCTAAATTATGCTCCATATCTACTTCATGGTTAATTGAACAAGGTTATTTAGTTAAACCCCATTTTGGAATGACTCAAGCACAGAAGATAGATTTTAGTGAATGCAAAGTGCTTTCAACCGGTAACTTTGCAACGAAAGATTTAGAAAGAGCGATTCATAAGGATGAACGTCTCACAGGCGAGATAATGCGCGAATTGCAGACGATTAAATGTAATGGTGTCTTTATCTTCGCGTCCACTCGCAAGCATTGTGAGGAGTGCGCTAGAAGCCTTCCTGATGGAAGTTGGGCAATCATAACAGGAGAAACGCCACATGAAGATAGGAAAAATTATCTTAAAAGAGCCTTGGTTGGTAGTCTGCGCTATCTTATTAGTGTTAATTGCTTGGGTGTTGGCGTGGACATACCTAACTTTGACGCCTGTGCATGGTTGCGTCCGACCGAAAGTCTTATTCTTTACGTCCAAGGAATTGGACGAGTTCTACGATTGTCTCCGGAAAAAAAGCAGGCGATCATTTTAGATTATGCCGGCAATTTAAAACGTCATGGCGATGTAGATAATTCAATTATTAATGAAGCACTTCAACCAAGAGAAGAAAATGAGAAAGATTATTGCATTCCTTGCTACACCTGTTCGACTCTCAACACGACTACTGCTCGTCGTTGTATTGGTCATGTTAATCAACACCGCTGTGACCATTATTTTGAGTTCAAAGATTGCCTATCTTGCAGAACAGTTAACGATATTACAAGCCGACATTGCCGAGAGTGTGACGCCGAACTCATAGATCCAAACGCAAAATTATCAAGATTAAAAGATGGGCTATTTGAGTTTGATGTAGAAGAGGCACTATACTGGATATCAATTACAACCAATCAATATGGAAAATTTCCTATCATAAATGCCCAATATAAAACCAATGTAAGAATGATATTCGAAAGCTATACAACGCATTCTGAGAAAGCCAAAAATATTACATATGCTCGTTTTATCCGTCCTCATCTACAAAATGCATCCTATTGGTATATGGAAATGCATTCTGTGGAACGCATGCAAAACATGATTAAATCATCTGGCATTAAGACACCGCATACTTTGATGTGTAAGCAGAATGAATATGGGAGATATGAGATTGTTAAGAAGCTATTCCAGACCATAGAATGACTTTATATACATAATGGCTTCTTCAGCACCATAAGCTACCTCAGCGCCATAACGCTCTAATCTCATTTCTCGTTGAAATGCTATTTGATTTAATGAAGCTCTTCCATTTTCAGTCTTCATTTCTAGCCATAAACCTTTTGAAACATGATTACCACGTGGTAAAAATAGATCGCTTACACCTGAACGAACGCCCATCCGTGCAAGAAAGGCGCCCATTTGAGGAGTTGTTTTCCGTTCGTTAGCAATATGAAAAAAAGGAATATCAGTAGTTTGTCTTAGCCATTCTACGACTTTTAATTGTTCAATTGCTTCTGCATTCATTCTATTATTTGCTCTGCAGCTTCAACAATTGGGACCGCTGCTGGATCCACAACTGCTAACACGGCTTCAGCAACAGGAGCAACCGCTTTAGCTTCCGCATGCACCTGTTCCAAGGCTGCTTTAGCGCCTAATAAAAAATTATGATTTGCGAGTGAATGTTCAATCTTTGCACCTAATTCTTTCAATTTTGCTTCTAATGCTTGTAACATTTTTTTTATCCTTTTGTGTTTTATCAAACAAGATAATCTATTGAACCAAATATTTGATAAGTAGTTGCTGTTAAAAATTGTGTCGTTGAAAAAGGAGTCTGAAAAACACCTGTTCCTTGAGCAATCAAAGACATTATAGATGAACCTTGCTGAATGTATGACTGAATATTAGTACATCCTGTAGGGTATGTTAATAGTCCCCCAGATATGAATCCACCGATTGCTGTATTTCCTCCTGACCCATAACTAGTAAATGGTAAACCAGTTATAGATATTGCTCCGGATGCCGTTGTATAAGTAGGGATAAAGGTTAAATACCATGATAATCTAACAAAGCTGCCAATACGAGTGTAGTATCCAAGTTGATCTGAATAAGCTACTGATAAATTTCCAGGCGTAGCAAAAGTTATTGCGGGAGTCCATAACCCTTCTGACACATAATTTGATAATGGGCTTCCACCAAAATTTATACTAGTAGCTAAAGCAACACCTAATGTTGGTGTCACCAATGTAGGTGATGTAGATCCCACAAATAAACCTGTACCCGTCGCTCCTGTGAGCCCGTTACCTACTGAGTTAATTGTCGCCACTATTGATTACTCCTAAATATAAGTTAAAACACCCTGAGGGCCTGAAATATTTTTCCAAATAAGATTGGGGACCACACAATAAAGTTCAATACCATCATATTGATTGGTCGATGATAAACTACCACCAACACCAACTGTAGTGGATTCATCACCGATAATAATCTGTTGACCAGTTCCTTGAACAATAGCCCAACCACCAGCGCCATAACCAGATACCCATAAAGCATCACCAAATGTAGATGTTGTGGGTAATGTCAATGTTACCAAAGAAGAATTGTTTGCCTGGTAAGCATTATTAGTAACCATGGCAGCTGATGCACTTGTTATATTGTTAAATATAAGACCTTGCACAGCGGCTGCGCTAATTTCAATTATATTTCCACTCTGCAGTATCGTTACACCAGAGCCAGCAGTTAATGTTATAGATTTGCTCCAAACCGCAGTAGTAGCTGTACCAGACATGGTACAAACGTATAATATACCGTTCAATCTATCATAATATAATTGATACGTTGTACCAGCAAAGACGCCGTTAGGATTACCTGAGCCTGCGAGCACAAAGGATGATTGCATTAACCCCAAAATGGATTGCAATGATTCCTGGACACTAGTCCCAGGTAATGAGGGCGAACTATAGCCCTGCACCGCATACACGACATCACTTAAGGTGGGTATTCCTACCGGCAATTGGGTAAGTTCTTCACTTGGCATGACTAATCCTTATATTAACTTGCTGTTAGTCCAGTAGAAGCCTGATGCAATATACTCCAGGTCGTATTTGCCACCGTAGCAATTAATACAACAGAGTCACTATTATTCGTACTTGCAAGACTTGTGGTATAAGTATTACCAAATTGCTTTATATTAGTAGCAGCGCCTAATGCCAACGTCCAAGCAGCTCCTTGGCCCTGTACACCAATCTGTTGTCCCACTGCAAAAGTTGTTGGTAATGTAACCGTAGTAGCCGAACCACTCGTTAGAATATAACCATTTCCTACAGCAGCTGCTATAGTGCTCGATGCATTAGCAGCCCATAGTAAATCTTGTGTAGGTATACCCTGCCATGATGGGGGAGCTCCGCTATTAGCGGTCAATACAAAACCTGCCGTGCCACTATTTGCCAAAAATGATGGTATTCCCGCATTGCTTGTAATTAAGACGCCATTACTAGCCGTTGCTAATGCCGACATCACATTAGCCGCCGAGGCATAAAGTAAAGTATTAACGGCATTCGTAGCAGGATAAGTTGTTGTTGACCATGTGGGGGCCGCAGTAGCGCCTGATTGTAGCATTTGACCTGCAGTTGCAGTCCCGGCAAGAAGTGCGCCATTTGTTGCATTAGAATAATATATACCACCATTACTAGCTGTAATGGCTGCACCTAAACCACCTCTAGAGCCCGCTAAAGTACCTGACCATCCGGCAGTAATAGATACAGCTTGTAACAATGCTGTTGCAGGAGTGCCGCCCAGTGTTAGTGTTACATTGGTATCATTTGTTTCTGTTAATGCAGCTGGCGTAGGTAGTTGCGATGTAGTAGCTAATGTTCCAGTTGTTGGAAATGTTACAGTAGTTGTATTTGTCAAGGTTCCTGTAAAAGCAAAGGCGCCCGATAAAGTCATTGCACCGCCAAGCGTAATAGTCGAGCCTGCGAGATTGGCCACTCCTGTTCCACCATGAGTTGGCAGTAATGTTCCGGTTATTCCTGTGGTTAAAGGTAATCCGGTTGCATTGGTTAGTACACCACTTGCTGGTGTTCCTAAATTGGGAGCTACTAACGTTATTCCAGATGGTAAAGTAGAACTAATACTAGGAACACCGGTGCCGGAAGTAATTAATACGCCACTATTAGCGGTTGCCAGAGGCGATACGGCGCTGCTAGTAGTTGCGTAATAAGCTAAATCATTAATTGTGCCTGGGATTACAGTACCGCTGCCTGTAGCATTAATAGTAATGGCGCCAGCTGTATTGGTAATTGTTATATTCGTTCCTGCTGTCAATATAGCAGCTGTATAATCGGTGCCATTCCCTATAGGTATTTGCCCATTAATAGGTGTGGTATTTATTCCTAAGCCACCACTACTAACGGCCAATGGAACGCCTAAAGTTAAACTTCCCATTGCCGCAATACTTCCCACTAATAATTCAGTTGCAACTTCAACAATAGCAGGATTAATTAATTGTGCACTTCCAATTGGGCTTAATAGTGAATAGATAAGGTGACCTGTTCCATCTATAAAATATCCATCGCCATTGTCTGAGTCGAAAATAACACTATGTATAAGTGCACTGCCTCCACTCATCTGCAAACTTGCGAACGTGTCTGATAATACAAGTGCATTATATATTTCTATCGCACCTCCTGACATATTGAATGAGTCTGTTAGTTGACTTGAATAAAAACTAATAGTTCCACCACTTATTGTTGATGCCGTATCAATAAAAAAGTTTATATGACTAAATGCAGTAACAGTTCCACTGGTTATATTCATGCAACTACCGCCGCTTTCTGCCTGCCATAAGCAACCATCTAATAAAACGGAAGTAGTGGCACTTGTGCATTCAAAACCAAGACCCGCTTGTGCATCTATAAAACATGATTGAAGATTAACAATAGCTGCACCTGTACTTTGAAGCGAAAGAGCTGCAGCTGTATTGCTAGTTTGAAAACCTATATTTGTTAATGATAAATTTCCTGTATCTGCATAAATTGTATTTCCAATAATTAAAACTGCAGCTCTGTTAGGAACCGAGGAGGACGCTAGATTAACACCATTTGCGAGTGCTAAATCTTCTGTATAAGTACCTGCCCATATCCATACCGTTGTTGGCGTTGCCGTAGATGCGCCATCAGCGACGGCTTGATCAATAGCTGATTGAATGGTTGTATAAGGCGTTATGCCTGGAGTAGGAGTAACTACATAAGGAGCAACGGGGTCATTAGTTGGTATTTCATCAATTGTAGCAAGGGTTCCAGAATTTGGAAAAATTACCGATGTTCCGGCTGTCATTGTAAATGTGGAATTAAAAGCGCCTGATGTGGTTAAATTTCCACCTAAGGTCAGGGTATGTGTACTGTTATTTTTACCCGTACCACCGTTTTCGGGTGACAATGGTGTGGCTAATGTCCCTAATGCAGTAATGCTTGTTTGCAGATTGCTCCATTGAATGGCGGAATCAGTACCAGGGGAATAAGGTGAATGAACCAGATATAATAAATCGGTAGCTGTCATCGTAGTTGATGGGTTGGTGGTGTATATCTGATCTAATGTTGATGACATGATTTGTCCTTATGCTAAGGCTATAAAAGTTCCATTTGTAAGCAATATTGGTGTTGTGTCAGTTTCTAGTAAAAATGCTTCAGGAGGTGGAGATGGACCTACCATTTCTTGGTCTTTTAATGTAAATACGCTTTCAGATCCCATGCTGAAATTAAGGTCAAACATAAAATCATGTAAGTGTGAAGGCATCATGGATAACTCACCGGCCACATGACTACACTGACATCTGCAGTCGCTAGAGCTGTAATCATACTGATATTTGTACCGGCTAATAATGTTAAGGATGCTGGATTCAATTCAGAAGTTGTTGCCGCTAATGTAGCTCCTGCTGGTATTATTGCAGCGACGCCCGATGTATCAACCCATACATCATTTGGATAATAACGAAAAGAAACTACCCATACTGCAAATGTTGAAGGAACCACAACACTAGCCGGCAATCCTGCGGTGAGAGTTGCTGCATATTTTACAGTGCTTGGGTCTGGAGCATAGCTACAGTATCCTTGTGTATCACGCCCAAAATGTAATGGAGGTACTGGGATTGCCATAATTTTATCCTTTCTATAGTTTCATGAAGAAATTTAAATATCTTGTTGGCTGATATGTAGATACATTAAATGGTGCCCCTGGATTAGTTAAAGCAGCCGGTGAATCTGGGGCTGTAGTATTTCCAGTTCCTGTGCTAGGAGCACTGAGGGCGCCTCCATTAACAGGAAATCCCCCTGCGGATACATTTAAAGAAACCGAAATAGGTAAACTATATGTATGCGTATGAGCAGCCATATTTGCAGAGGTCAATGAAACCGATGTTGTTGGGGCGCCCAAACCTAAACCTAAAGGGGCTGTTCCATAAAAATTATCAGCAGTTCCTGCTATAACTTGTCCTAATGAAGGTGTAACTTGTATGCGATTATTAGCATTAAAGTCCGCGTAAGCACTGGCCCCATAAGAGGTTAATACCCCGGAACTTGTATATAAAGGCGCATTAGTAGCTCCAACAGCATTCCATAGCAGATTAAATAATGGCCATGTGTCAATATTTGCACGAGTAGATGCGCTTGCTCCGGCAGCTACATTTGACAATGCATTCCCGATAGAACCATTATTCATCGGGATCCATCCGAAATAATAAACATTATTTAAGCTAGACCTAACATCTCCTGTTCTTGGTTTGGCAATTATCGTATCTATTTGATCATATGTTTGGAATGAATTCGTAGGAAGAATACTACCCAAAACAATAGTTGGTAACGTGAAATTTAAATTGCAAAGTGTATTTCTCGGCATATTTATTTGAAGATACAAGGCGTCATCCCCCGTCCCACTTAATATTTGGCCTACTGTTGATGGAAAAGTAAATGTAAGAGGCCATTTTTGCCAAGTATTCGTTAATGTTATAGTTCCTTTAACTACTGGAGGAGAAACTGAAGCGACACCTGTTCCCAGGAATTGATAAATACTAAATGTAATTGTAGGATTGCCAGTAACTGTCATTCCTTGGATCGTAAATGTTGCGGGCACACTATCGAGTGTCTCAACATGAAATGAGATTGGGAATTGATAGGTCTTTAATGTCTCACCAGTTCCTGCAACTGTTGTAGTATGATTAATATAGTATTCCGGCGTAATGTCATTTGTTAAAGTTTGCCCAGCAGTGGCAGGAAATGGTGTGAATGTGATTGCTTCCGTGGCAGTGTTATTATCTTTAATGTAATTGAAATCCGGCATGCTAAATCCATCATTTTGTGATGGAGCTAATGTTACATAGTAATAATTTCCTGAAGAATTATACGCTGTTGTGAAGTTATTAGATAATGTGCTTGCATTAAATGTTGTGGGTCCAATATTGCGCCAAAATCTATTGTTTAATACGAAATTATCTAAGGTTTGAACGCCACCTGTTGTTCCCCCACCACCGCTTCCGTTTCCGTTTGCTCCGAAGGGAAAATTAGAACGGATAAACTCTTCAATACCATATTGATCTTGAACTTTTATGAAATAAGGTTGAGAAATAGTTGGATCTGTTTCTGACCATGGATTCCAGAAAGGAATCACATCATTACCATTAACATCGACAAATGTGCCAGCAGCACTTAATACCATTGGATTAGGACCAGCCAAATAGGTAAACGGTCCTTCACCAGTACCTGATTGATAATACCAATTCTTCAACGTTATCATATCAGATTCATAAAAGGTAATTATGCCATTGGATAATGCAATGCCTAACTTACTCACAATTAAATCTTGTAATGTAGGTGAGGAAATTAGCTGCGAATCAATGACTATACCCATAGAAAGTCCATGCTCTACTTATGTCAACATTACCCTAATTGTATGATAAACTTCTATAAAAGACTAGCGAGCAAATCATATGATTACACGCGGGGCGAATAATAAGGAATTACCCATAAATGTAGTTGGAAGCTCTGTATTTGGTCGTTATGATAAAATATCCACTGAACGTACTATGAATATGTTCATAAGTGATACGGCATTAGTTCCTTATGCGGGATATCAGATTGAAATATCAGCTACTGAATTCTCTTCAACTGGTGTTGGTAAAGAAGGCCGGGCGATATTTTCAAGCATTAAGTTTAATTGTTTAGTTATTGTTGTTGATGCTAATGTTTATCTAGTCACTTGCACGTTTAATCAAGAACTTCAGATGGTTCAATTTGTAGATGTAATCTTTATAGGTGCTTTAGCTACAGTGACAGGAATTGTTTATATAACGGAAAATAATAAGCCTCAAATTTTATTTTCAGATAATATTAATTTATATATTTACGATCCAACCGTCACTCCTGCATTTTCACAAGTGGCTGGATTAAATTTCACCCCAGGTTATATTACGTTTCATGATACTTATTTCATAGCCGCAGCATCTCAGGATACTACTTACACTCCTCCTGCGAACAATACTTGGAGATTATCAACAAGCAATGAAGGTTATTTAAACTCAACAACATTCACAAGTGTTGCTAATGTAATTACATATGCAACGTCAATAGGTTTAACGGCAGGAAGTCCAATCACATTTCTGAATACTACAATCCTAATTCCAGGCACTATTTATTATGCAGGCAATTTTTCTGGTAATACATTTCAGGTTTTTGCAACTTATGCTAATGCCATAAATAATGTAAGCCCATTAGCAACTGATGCATCTGGAATTGTCGGTTCGAATGCGTGGCCGTCTAGTGCTGCATATGTTGGTTTATTGTCAACAAAACCAGATAATGTTCAAGCAGTAGTTCGATTTCCTTCCAAAGGAAATATGATATTTGTTATGGGCTCTATCGTAACAGAAGCATGGTTTGATACAGGCGCCCAATTATTCCCCTACCAACGTAATAATCAGTTTAATATCGATTATGGTTGTCTCTCTCCAGCATCAGTAGCCTACATGGATGAGATTGTTGTTTGGTTGGCGCAAAATGAGAAATCAGGTCCTATTATCATGTATAGTGATGGTGGGATGCCTAAGAAGATTACCACTGATGGTATTGATTACGCTTTTTCTCAACTACAGACCCCTTCAGATTCCCAAGGTTTTCTTTATCGTCAAGATGGGCATTTATTTTACCATATAAACTTTTATTCAGATAATATTTCATATTTTTATGATTTCAATACTGAGAAGTTTTTTAATGCATCTGATCAAGATAATAATTATTTCATCGCATCAGAAATAGCATTTTACGGTAATCAATATTATTTTGTAACCAGAAATAATGGCAATCTTTTTGCCTTTGATACCAGCTTTACTTCTTATCAGGACGTTGAAAGTTATCCCTCAACCACAGTGATAAACTATATCATCCCGCGCTTTAGGATTTGTAAAAATATACGATTACCATCACAAGATTATGTCATTTTAAATGACATTGGATTTACGATTGAATCTGGTGAGACTGATGCATTTATTCAGCCTACAGTCCCATCCATAGGTTTATTATTATTACAGAATGGATTTCCCCTATTATTACAAGATGGAATTACGGACTTACAACTTAATGTAAATTCAAATGTCACTTATACTACGCCAACCGTCTATCTATCACTTTCCTATGATGGTGGCGCGACTTTTGCTAATGCAGTTCCCTACGCCTTACCTACCATTGGATATCGCAGGAATCGTCTTATGTGGTGGCAGTGTGGCATGAGTAATGACACTGTTCCTAAGTTTAATATGGTCAGCTATGGGCGGGTAGTCTGCTTCGATGGCATTGCCAATGTGAGGATATAATGCCTGAGCAACGAATATTGCAATCAATCTTTCCGGACGTTCCCCGGGAATCGCCAGAGGTTGATAAGGATGGTAATTTCACCCAACTTTGGTCGTTGTTCTTTGGGGCATTGGCTCAGGCATTGCAAGATAATTTTAAGAATGAGGGCATTGTCTTTCCACCTTTGAATGCAACTAATGTGGCAACTATTCAGGCTATTTATACGCCTTTGATCGGCGGTCCATTACCGCAAAATATCCCAGATATTTCAGGCCAAACGATATTTAATAGTACCATTCGATTACCACAACAGTTTATTATAAGTTATGACGCATCTACGCCACCAATCATTACTTCAGCTCGATGGTGGACGTTTACACTTACATAAGGAAATATCATGACACCATGGGGAATGGCAAGCGGTGCTGCACAAGTTGGCTCAGGTCTATATGGTTTGTTTGGCGACAATAAAAATCCCGCAGATGAGGCCCAAGGCTATTTAGGCCAAATTTCCGGCAAAACTAATCAATATAATCAGCCTTATTTTAATGCAGGCACAAATCAATTAGGACAAGTAAATAAACAATATACTGACTTACAGAATGACCCTGGTGGAAAATATAATGAGATAGGATCGCATTATAAAGAATCTCCAGGATTCAAATTTGCTATGCAACAGGCATTGCAAGGTGCCGGTCATGGCGCTGCTGCCGGTGGAATGGCAGGAAGTCCACAGCATGAACAACAAAATATGCAACTTGCTAATGATATCGCCTCTCAGGATTATAATAAATACATGCAGGGTGCGACTGGATTATATGGTGAAGGTCTTCATGGCGGCCAAACAGTCGCAAATCAAGGCCAACAAGCAGGACAATCTCAGCAAGATATGATTGCGCAACAACTCGCTGCACAGGGTGATGTTGCCTATAAAGGTGCTGCAAATCAAAATGAGCAACGTGGCAATGCATTTTCTAATATAGCCAGCGGTATTGGTGATTTTTTCTATTAAGGAGTAAATGATGGGATTTACCTATAATCCAGTTCCCTTGTTGAAACCTGAACAACAAAATCCTATGGGAAATATGATTCAGAATGCTATGAAGATGCATATGCAGAATGTACAGGCACAATATGCTAGGCCACAGCAGGAGGCGGATATCTTTGCTAAGAAGATGACGCCTATAAGTGCATTAGCTGCTAGTCCTTATTTTAATGCAATGAATGATAAACAGAGAGAACAAATAACAGCGATGATGTCTAAATTGTTTGAGGAACAAAATGGAGGCAATGGAGAATCTGGCGCACAAGGTGGTGGCGGACCCATGGATTGGCTTAAACATTTCCTTCATATTGGCGGCCAAAATGGCAGCAGCAATGGCCAGCAAGAAGATACAAATAAGCCTTACGATCCCAATGCAAAACCTGAGAATGCATTGCAGAAAAGTATCGAAGAAGACAATAGACGTAAGGCCCAACAAGCAACTGCTGAATCTTATAAAAATAAACTGACAGAGGAACAGATTGCACAAGGTGGTATTTCACAACAAAACGGTCAGACAATATTGAATCCAGCATCAAGTCGTGAAGAATTCGAAAAAGCATCAGTGGGTCTTCCTCGGCTTGATAAAATAACCGATGGATTAATTGCTGACTTGGAAAAGATTGGTAAAGGAAATAAGATATCAGACTATATATCTTCTGCTGGATTAGCTGCCGAAGGAGCCCATTTTCCTTTATTGCAAGCCGCGGTGCCTCAGGCAGTGCGTCAAAAACAACAAGATTTAGCTTCTGTATTGATTAAAAACTTTGACTATTCACCTGAACAGGCTGATGCGGCTACGCAAAAGGGTATAAGAGAAACCAGCGGTGAATTTGCCACCCGTTTAAAAACTTTGGCAAAAGATTTGTCTAATCGAACTTCTCAATTGAAAAATGTTGTTAAGAATAAAATAAGTTTAGAAAAGAATGCGCCACAAGAAGAGCATGATATGAACTTTTCTAAACAATTATCTCAGGATATTAAAACTAAAATAGGCAAAGATATTCCAGATACTGTGATTTTTAATTATTTAAGCCAACATCCTGGTAAAGTCCATATACCATCTTTATTAAAAGCGGCAGGTATGAGATGACAACTTCTAAGCGTGAGATTGACTGGGGTGATACTGCACCTGCGCCTATTAAAGCAGGCAAACCTGCTGTTGCTGAGCGTGAGGTTGATTGGGGCGATCAAGAGCCTCAACAACAATCTAATGCCGAGACCCATCGAGCCGATATTCAATCTCAACATCCAATACTATATAAAATAGCTGAGATGGTGGCGAAACATCCTGACTTACAAAAATTTGTGAATAAAGCTGGTGAGGATGTTAATGAGCATATTAATAAGCCCATTGAACGCTCGGGACTTCCTATTGTTGCAGAACATGCTTTGACATTGCCTAGAACTATTGCTGAGCTAATGACAGGCCGTGAGCATCATGCACCAACTGAAAATATTAATCCTGATGTTGCGCAAGCAGAAAAAAGAATTGGACAAACATTAAGTGCCGCAACGGGTGGACCAATGGTTAAGAATATTCCTGGAATGTTTGGACCATCTACCGCTAAAAAATTACAAGAAGCATTAATGGAATCAGGAGAAAATGAACAAACTCTTAGAGAACAGCAGGCTAAAGCATCACATGAATTTGGATCTAATAAACCTGAGCGCTTAGATTTAATGACACAAGATAAAACTAAAGCTCTACAAGAAGCCATGCAACGCATGCAGGAACAATTTGGTGGTAGAACTGGCCCCCATCAGCCAAGTGAGATGATATCTGAAAATGCGAATCAAGCATTGGCTAATGCTCGCCAAGGCGTCCAGCAATATGGTGGTCAAGGACAGAATTTCCCAAAACGTATTTCAGATGAATTCATGACGCAATTGCGTGGTGAAGAAAATCCAGAAACAGGACTTAGACAAAATGGTTTTGAACAAGCGATTGGTAATCGTTATACAGTATTAAGTCATAAAATGCGCACCGATCCAAATCCTGTAGAAATAACAGAAACACCAAATTTAAGTGAATTAGCAATTAAAGTTAAAAAGCAACTTCCAGAATTAGCGGATGAATATCAGCAACAAATCACAAAAAAATGGGCCGATGAATTAACAACTAATAAAAAAGTTAATGGGGCAGACTTTTTAGAAAGTTACCGTGGATTCAGACAAGAATTACGAAAATTGAATGATAAATATTGGGGAGCATCTATTGCAGAACAACGTGCGCTAAGACCTGAACAGAAACAATTAAAAGATACTATTCGCATCATGAGAGATACGATGGATAAGCAATTAGGAGGGCATTATCTTGCCGAATTACAGAATATCGATAAACAATATGCAACATATGTCGCGCCTCTAGCTAAAAACTCTATCTATAGACTATTAAAAAAAGGCGAAACACCCGAAAATCCATTACAAAAAATCAGTTTGAATCAAAAAGGAAACAAAACTTTAAGACTTATTTTAGATGAAAATCCGGAATTACAGCGTTTATTATTTGGCGAACAATTTGCCGCTAAACCTGAAAAATTATTACAACCCAATGAAGTGGTTGATGAATTAACGACCAAAAACCCACAAATTCACGCCATTAGACAAAAACTATGGGAGGCAGAACAAAACTTAGAACCTAAATTACAACAAGCTGCCGAACAAAAGGAATTTGAAGCCTTAAGTCATAATATTCCCAAGCTTAAAGAAGAAATAAAGTTAGCAGAACAATTGTCTGAGGATATCAGGAAATCTTTAAAAGCCAAGAATCTATCCAAAGAAGAAGTTAATAAATTAGAGGCTAAATTAACAAAAATATCAAATAGACGAAAAGGATTAGCTAAGTTATTAGGTTTATCTAGTTATCTAAAGATATTAAAACCGTGGGGTTGATTGCTTTTTGTTTATGGTGCTCATATAATACCAGTGTGTTTTATTATTGAGTAATTGTTATGGGTTTCTATATTTTTTTGTTTTTAGGTTTGATTTATTTGGGTTATTTAAAGCTCCTAGATAGATTTGATTCTAGCATGGAATTGTTAGGTTTTTTAGGAAGATTGACATTGGGATGCGCGATGATAGGTATTCTAACTTATGCTATCGGGTCTGATATTATTAGAGATATTTTATGAGCAAACAATCATTCCCTAGTGACTTCTACATAAACCATGAAGTCAGAATCCAATTATTAGAAAAAACAACAAAAGATATCCATCACTTGTTGCGATGGATATTGGGTGCAGTCGTTATAGGCGTCGTCATTCCTGTTACATTGCATTCTTTTGGTTTGATTTAGGTTTGCATTGTTTTAATAAAGAAAACCTAATCGTGCATTTTTCAATGTAGAGGATTAGGCCGTGTTGTTAATATTCATATAAATTGTATAAAAATTTAGTCAGTTGTCCACCCTCTCCCAATGCACTATGGTACCCACCCACGACCAAGGTTGACCTGGGCCCATGTCATTGCACCACTTCGCTCTGATTGTAAATTTGACATCTTATGAATAGACAAATCGGGTGGTGATTCATACATTAATGTTCTTTGATAAGACATTAATGTTTTCATTGCTTGAGGATTAAACTCAACGCCATATTCCTCACACATCATAGAGGATAGTTTATATCTTAAAAATTCCATATAACCTGTATCATAACCTTGATTGGCACTATTTATAAATGTATATGGGACCATTTCACTTATGTTCATCATGTCAGTGGTTAAAGTAACATCGGTTAAAAACAATTTAACCATAGCTTTTAGCATATAATTACTATCTGGCAAAAAGTAAATAGCCAGATTTCCGCCGCCTAATCCACGATCATAATTATATGAATAAGGTAACGTGGATATATTATCAACACGAGCGGAGCCATAATAATTCGTACGGGATACCCCACCCATGGGATACCTCACAACTGATAAATTAAAGGTAAGTGATTCAATAAGTGCCACGTACGGCAAGAAATAAAATTCCTGATTCGGTACACAAGGGAATTCCACATATTGATAATATGGTATTAAATCTGTACGAATCTGCATAAAATCAAGCAAACTGTTCAGTATTTGTAGGCCGTTTTCTATTTGATCACCCGTAGGCACCTGCAAGTTACGAGCTACAATCCCTGATAAAAACCAGGAGCGTGTTATCAACTCTTGCGCAGTATATGGCATGATTACATTCCTTGTCTTTAAACGCTTATGCTAAAACCAGCTACGTATATAGCAACTGTATCAGTTCCAGATACTTTGTATTGAATCGAAGGCAAAGGTAATGGGAAAGGAGGGAAAAAAGCACGTTGAACTATTACAGAACTAGTTGTGGTGACTTTAACACCCGAAACTTGACCTGTGATTACAATCTGTCCGCCAGGCGCAGTACTGCCTCCCGTAGCCATTGTCAATGTATCTCCAGCAGCTCCGGGAGTAAATACCGTATATATTGATGCCGGACTATTATATATCTCTGGTACAAAGTTAAAAAGATTAACATTAGCATATGTATTTGATGATCCAGCAGTAACCGTAGTTTCTTGCGGAACATCATATGTAAATACTAAATCATTTCCTAGCCCATAATAATATCCTGTGAGCCAAAATGTATTAATATCAGTAGCCCAGAATCCGATAAGTCTCTTACAATCATATCCGGCAGGCATTAATGGCCCAGGTGGTACAGAAAATATATTTAAAGCTAATGTGGCAACTGCAGAAATAGGCAAGTAACCTCTTGAATCAGAAATTATATAAATTGCATACATTGTACTGGCAAGTATATTTCCTTGATCAAGTCCACCTGGACCGTTTATTGTATTATCTATACGGACAGGTGCACTTGTTATAAACCCACTTATATTAGGATTTGTATCACCAAATCTGATGTCTGTAATATCCTCATCATCACGACAAACTCCTGATAAAATACTTAATTTCGTCTCAGGATTAAGAGTGCCATTTATAGAAGTACTATTTTGTATCGTCAATCCATATTTATAAAGAAAAGGGATATCTACAATTGGATAATTTTCAATTATATTCGACATAAATATCCCTTATTCTTATTACACTAAAGCAGGGTAAGCAGTATTAGATACGCCTGTCCATGTTACTACTGATACAGATACCGCATCACTTGCAGATGTTACCAAGTAATCGATAGAAGGAACGGCAGTACCAACGCCTGCTATCATCACAAGATATTGAGTCTGAGCCACACCATCAGCCACACCAACAATAGTCGGTACACCAGCAGTTAAAGCACTTCCAGTAGGCCGGAATTCAACTACATCTCCCGCAGCTGCAGGTATAAAGGTAACTAACAAAGTCACAATTATATTCGGAAGCGT